TTGAGCACTGGCAATAGTATTTACTAACAATGCAACAACTTCATATGCTCTTGGGTGCTGACTTTGATCCGCAATTTGAACAAGATTGTTTAGAGCGTCAATAGAACGTTCTGTTATTGAATATAGATTTGTTCTAATGTATTGATAATCCGTAGAAAGGTCGTTTCCACTAATTGGTGGAACTGCTGGGGGAGTAGATGTGATATCAATATCTAATTTTGAGGCAGTAGCAGAAACTTTAGGGATATTTTTTATATCCTCTTCAGTTGCTACAAATTTGTTTTTGTCAAAAATGTTTTCATCGTCACTCATGCAAATTATTTAGACAAACTTTGGTTTTCCAACTTTGTCAATATTTACAACAGTCTGAGCCCTAATTTTTATGGAAGCAACCTCATCTTCTCCGGTAGTAGGATTTGCTCGCATATCATCTTGAAATTCTTGAACAATTTCGGTGTATCCATAATCTTCTTCGTATGTTGCATTACGATCTTGTGGAGTAATACTAACTCTTCCTGTTCTTGGAAATTGTTGTAACTCAGCCTCGGACATACTGCTTGGATTGATAGTTGTTCTAATAATATCTGTTTGAGCGGCTGTAATAAGCTTACGGTCTCTAATAGGCCCATAGAACCACGTACGAATGTCAAACGACATATTCCATACCACATCACGCCTAACGTCATACATATCGTTATAATTGTCCGAAAGCTGCACAGAACGCAAAGTTATTGGAATGTCATCGGTATAATCCATTCCTGGAATAGTATTAACAGTAACGGCATAAACTGGAGTAAACCAAGGAAGAATTTGTTCTACTATTTGATTGGCATCGTCAATATTTTTGGATAATATTGAAAGGTTTACTCTAATAATGTATGGAACCCCTTGATATTGAGTTAAAACTTTGGATGGATCCCCTTCTATGGGCACAGAATTGACCTTAATTGTATTAAGTTTTCTAGTTGAATCATACTCCACGGCTGCTATTTCAAAACTTAACCTTGGCAATCTGATTGCATAATTAAGGTCCAAATTTGGATCTTGACGAGTTTTCATGAGGTATTTTTGAGCTGGACCATAAGCAAGAGGCACTTTTATGCGCTCTATTTCATTTCCATTACTTAACCGCCTAACCACATAAATGTTAGAAAAAATAGCCCCAAAAGTGGCCATCATTTTTTTCATTGTGCTGTGGTAAAAAGTTTGACCAAACATTACACACCTTCTTCAGAAAATGGATTTCCTTCAGTGAAGTCAATAATAGAATCCTTGGACATATCTTGATTTTGTGCACCAAAATCGTTTGTAATATCAGTTTTTAAATCTGGTCGCATAATAAAATTGGAGCCACTTTTTTCACCTTTAATGGGACCATATCCAACATCAAATGAACCAAACACATCTTTTACAACAAGATTTCTAGACGCATCAACATTAATCACCGTTGCTTTTGCATCGGCCCCAAGTGCGGATGGTCCTTGATATGCAATTTCTCCTGGCAAAAATGTTCCAGAACCTGCTCCTAATGGAATAAGAATATTTTGTGATCCTTCATCTGCCATTCGGTCAATTTCAGCAATACCAGTTTTGACATTTTCGTCTTGGAATGCAAACAACTCACATTGAAGATCATACATGTAAAACTCGCCAAGATTATAAAAAACACTCTTGTTAGAAACAAATCTAATTTCGTAAAGACCATCGGCATTACTCATAGGAATATAAATGAGGTCTCCTTCATTTGGGCGAATCATTTCTTCACCAACAGTTTTTGCAAAACTAGAACGAGAAATGCAAAAAGTTATTTGACTTTTAATATCTAAACCAAATTTGCTAAACAGCTCACCATCCCCTTGAAATCCATCAACATTTTTGATGTAAACTTCTATGTGATGATAATCATTAAAATAAGACAATGGATCTTCTCTATAAATCCCATCAACTTTCATGTGTTTGCGAGGAAGATATACAGCATCTATTCCATGAATTTTAATGGCTTCTTCTATTAACCCCTCCAAAAGGTCTTGTTCTTGTTTTTGTTTGTATAGATTAAAATATTTGTTGGTTGCCACACGTGCACCTATCCCATTATAAACTCAGGAGGAAGCTCAAATTCTTTTCTAACTCTTTCTCTAAGAGTTCGAAGCTCTTCAGTTGCTTCATCATAAATCTGTTGACCATTAAGTGATACGTTGCCCGGCAAAGAAATTCCGGAGTATTTTTTAAGATTAGATCCCCATTGTTGTTTTAACAAAGAATATGCATACTCTCTAACAAACTCATCTGTATAAATTTCTACATATTCGTTAGGATCTAAAGCAGTCCAAGCTTCAAGAACAACCCATTGATCAATTGTCCAATCTTGAATATCTAATTGAACCCTATCTGTTTTTCTATTAAATCTAATACCTTGTTGACCACGAAACATAAATTCCCAAGTTGACATATATCTTTGATAAACGTCATAAGTAACCAAATCTGTAGAAGCAAGATTAAACATATTGTGAAGGGCAAATTGATATTGAAAATCAAACATTCCTCCCATGTTACCACCAATTGTGCTTCTTTCTTGTGGTAACACATTTGTAATTCCTATAATTTTACTCCCCACTGGAATTGACTTTGTATCAACATCTCCAATAAAAACCGAAGTTGCATCTGGAGCAATTTGAAAGGTTTCAGAAGTTCTACTTACAACAACATCTTCTCCAGAAACAAATTTTCCTGAAAGTGTTTTAAATCTAATTGACATTTTGTCGGCGGATTGATCATACACCCAAGCCTGGGCTCCACTGGTTTGACCAACGATTATATCATTTTTAATTAAATCGCCATTAAATGGTTGTGTAAGAGTCAACTGAGATGCAGTTATTTGGTGAGAAAAATAACAACGCTCAACACCATCAAAATGATAATCTCTAAAATATAAAAGGGCTTCATCAATTCTATCTTGAATTTGATCGTCATCAATATTAATTTCAATAACTGGAGCCCCCAGTTTTCTTAAACACCAATATATAAGTTTATTTCGTCCCTCTAAAGTTTTGGTTGAAACTTCTGTTGTTCCCGGGTCATTTGTAACAACTTCATAAAAATAATTAACTAATATAACATCTCCAATTTGTGGAGGAATAGAAAATTGAATAGTTTTATGAGAAATTGTGTAGTCGTTATCTAGACCAGAGTTTTGTAAAACTCCGTTTAAGAAAACTTGCTCGCTATTTGTATTTGGACTATTTCCAATATTAAAAATAACATTGGTTCCGTTTACCGGTCCTTCTGGAATTTCTCTGCAAATAAACGATTGTGAGACGGCCATATCCTAGTCTTCTTTGCTTTTTGTCGGTTTTGGTGGTAGCCGCCTCTCCCTTTCGTTTGAAAAAATTAGTATTAAATCTTTAAGAACAGCTTGGTCACTAACTCGATCCAAGTTTTCCAAAATTGATTTCATTTCAGTTAAAGCAATGAAACCACTAACAATACTTTCTACTGGAAAGTCAAAGCCTACCAATAAGTATTTATGCACAACGTAAGTTACAATTATGGTTGTGCAATAAACAAACGTTTTTGCTATGGTTCTGGACATTGCCGAACTGGTAATTGTTTGTTTTTCTTTAATAGAAGCTAAAATGCCCGTAATTAAATCCACAAATATTAAAAACATAACAGCAAAAATAACTGTTGCAATAGGAGCCAAAAATGCGGCCACAAGAAGGACTAGACTTTTTAAAAAACCTGTAAAAGAAAAACTATCCACAATTGATTGTGTATAGTCTTTTAATATGTCGTACAAATGATGCGTCATAAGACGAGCCCCTCCTAATTTACCTCACAAACACATCACAATTTTTTAAAATTTATGTTTTAATAATAAAATGAACTCCAAAATATGGTGGATTAGCAGTTCCTGTTGCAGCAACACCACTTGAATCTGTAGTATTTGTACTTGGCACACCAGAATCCGCAGATGGTGTGCTTGTTGTCAATGCTCCAGATGCTGCTGTATC